CAATGCTCCACATCTTCTTTTCTAATACTCTGAGTCTATCATCAATCAAACGGATGTCTCTCTCACATCCTCTCTTGATTGCATTAGTCTCTCTTTTAAGATCTTCTGATAATCTATCTAATTTTTCAAATAGAATAGCATCAACCTGATCCTGTTTATCTAACTTCTCATTATGAACAGCAAGAAGTTTCCCCATTTGTATGGAGTTATCTTGTAGGGTATCTACAACTCTTTCTAGTCTCTCAATTATTGCTGTATTAAGATTCTGTTCCATCGCTAGGATTACTGAAAGTTAGAACACGATTGAATGAGTCCTGCGATTCTCCACATGCGTTGCTGAACTTTGCTTGGTTCTGTTTCTGAGACAACGAACCGTATGCTTTCATTACCTTTGAGGCAACGTCAGGTGTAACTTCAAACTCTTCTCCATTAAGAAACTTGATTGCTCCAGTGCATTTCTCATCAGCACATTGCTTGATCTTACCAAGATTACCACTGGCGCTAAAACTTTCGGTAGCAGACTTAGGACCTACACCACCAGCAGCGGCTCTCTTCATGCCTGCTACTTTGGTCTGGAGGGACTTCTGCATCTCCTGCTTTTTAAGTGCGATCTTCTTTTTCTCCATCGCAATTTTTTGCTGAACTTCCTTTTGCTTCATCTGCTTTTGCATCTGAGCTGCTTTAGGGTCAGCTTCCTCGGGAATATTTTTCATTGCTTTCATTCGCTTATCCATATAGAATTTTGCTGCTTGACCAGGAAATACTCTTTCAATCTCCACCTCACCTCTGTAACGTGGATTGATTAGAAGACGCATCTTCTGTCTCAGTTCAGCAGGACTGTTTGCATAGATGATAGTTTCACCTACCTCAGGGATACGAACTTTGTACTGAAATAATCTGGAAGGAACTTGACTGTCTCTAGGACAAGTTGTAGATTCCTTTACAGTTTTTTTCTTCCTCTCCTCTCTATATTTTTTCACATAAGGTTGATCCTTGATCTTGTTAAATGCTTTCTTGCGAAAGTCTAACACGGGATCAAAGCCTGCAGTAGGACCAGTAGCAGCGGATGATCCGCTAAACCCACCAGTTCCAACACTCATTGTAGGAGATTCGTTGACGTTCATATCTGTTGCAGGATTTCAATAATGTCTGGATCTTCTTCCAGATTATCTAACCATTGTTCTGGATATCTATTCATCCAATGAAGGAATGCCTTTAGTAAAGGCCAATATTCCCTTTCTAGTTTATAGAATAATAGTGGCGTTGCCGCATCATCAAAAACATTATATAAAATCACGAGATGATTAATTATCAGGTGACTCCTGAGAGGACCTCCACGCAAGTATCTCTTGAATAATCTCTTGAGATACTTGAAGCGTTTCATGTCTTCGTCAAAATCCTCACGAGTTACACTCTGAGGATTCTCATAATTTTTGATGGCGAACAGGACAAAGTTGTCCTCGTTAAGTTCACCAAAGTTCATTTATTATTAAGAGATAGTTAGGGTCTTGTCAGTTCCAGATCCACCTGCTCCAATAACATCGCCAGCGACGAATGCTTTGTCAGATGTTGCACCACCTGTGGTATCTACGATAGTACCAGAGATAGTTTGTGCTCCGATGCTAAGTGTTTCTGCCTGAGAAGGTACAGTAAAGTCAAACTCTACTCTGTTAGTAGTAGTTCCTCTAGCATATGTAGCAGTTACAGCACCAGTTGTTGATCCAGTGACTGCAAGTGTTGCTCCAGCAGTAACAGTAACTTTCTCGTTGTAGATAACAACGACAGTTCCAGTGTCACCTTGATCAAGTGCTTCCTGCTCAAAGAATACTGCAGTAATATCTGCTGCTCCAAGAGTATTAGTTCCTCTAGATCCAGCACCTACGAGACCATCAACTGCAACGATGACCTCATCCCAGAATTCGGTCTGGTCTCCTTTTTTATAGTGACGTAAGACCCATCCTTGCTCGGTAGCGAAGACCTGTGACGGATCAACAGCGCCGCCTTCTACAGCCCACTTGGGCTTAGACTCGTCTGCGTCAGTAACACCCCAAAGTGGCATGGTAAAAACTCCTTGTCTGTTGTATTAAACTAATATTATTTATAAAAATAGACCCCCTAAAGGGGTCTAATTATTTAATCGCGTGTTTTGATGGCTTCTGCAACCTTCGCAAGAAGTTCGTCGTCAGCAGTAGTCTTGGTCAATTTGACTGCCTTTCCTAAGATAAGAAGACAGATTTCAATTAGTTTTTCACCAAGCTCTGCGTCGTCGGGGATCTTAGCGACAGCAGAATCTACAACCTTGTATGCTAGTGGCATAAGAAATGATAACATGGTAGCTCCATAATAGTGTCTACCAATATATAGGTGCTTACGAACCTAGTCCGCGACCTTTCTTATAATTATCCTCACCACCGTAACGAGCCATGGTATCAACATAAGATTGCGTGTTTTTGAAACCTGCTTTCTTTGCTTTGTTAGCTTGTTCTTTTTTTCTGTCTGCCATCTTTTTGTACTTTCCAGTACCAACGTCAGACTTCTTACCTTTGACTTGCTTCTTACCTTGTGGATTGATTGGTTTCTTTCTAGAAGACATAAGTCCACCAGACTTAACCAAATTCTTACGAACTGCTGCCATAGCAGAACCTTTCATAGTTCCACCTTTCTTGGATTCGTTACCAGTCTGAGGATCCTTTCCAGTCTCCTTAGCATAACGAGTGCGTTCGTAAATAGAAAATGCTTTCTCTACAAGGGTATCTTTAAGTGCATTGAAAGTTTCTTTTGAGATTTCTTTTTGGATCTCTTTTGTGCTTTCTTCTGCACTGTCATAAGCGTTTTCCTCATAAGTGTTTGCGAGTTGACCATCGGACTTACCCATAGGTGCCGATTCATGAGTAAATTTCATACCCTTAGTTGCTTTATCCTTAAGTGCTTGACGCTTCTTAGGATCCATATTCTTTTCATAGTCTGCTAGTTTGGCAGCAAACTTTTTGTTATCCATCTTCTTGATAACTGCTCTGTCTTTCTTGTCAGGTCCTGTGTATACTCCCTCAGACATTTTTGCTTTTGCTGCTTTGATTCTATCAAGAAACTCTTTTCCACCTTTCTGTTTCTTGATCTCATCGTCAGTCATCTTCTTACCAGACTTATTATTAGCAGCGTATAGTTTACTCTGCATATCATTAGCACCAGTAAGTCTACTTTCATCTACATCAAGGAAGTTTACATACTTATTATGCTCTTTCTGTCTTAGTTTTTTCTTAGCGATAGCACCTGCGTCTCTCTTAAAACGATCTGAAGGTTTCAGACTTTGCTCGTTCTGTACATCAGGACCGTCATTGACATCTTCCTTACGACGTTTCTTCTCACTCTTAGTGTGATCAGAACCTGTACAGTCCTCAGCTTTATGATCCTTCTCGTAAAGATCTTCCTTTTTAGGGTTGATCTTTACGACTTCTTTCTTCTTTTTTTCTTCAAGGTATGCGTTAAAATCTAACATCACTTCTTACCCTTAAGATGTTTGAACTGAGGATGATCATCAAGTTTCATACCTCTTTTCTTCTCCAGTTTCTCCTTTCTCTTTTTCTGTGCTTCAGGACCGTCTCCAAATCTCATAGAAATTTTAGAGTCATCATAACCTTCCTTCACACCCTTGGTTTTCTTACCTCTTCGCTCTGCATGATCTGCTCTTCTATCTCTTTGAATACCACCGCCAAGTGCAAGAGATCCATGAGGATTACCATAACGTTCTAGTCTCTTACCTGATCTCTTATAATCGGGAAGCATCTTGTCAACCTTTGCTTCTTCAATCTCATCACCTTCATGTGGAATGGTATTACCATCAGCATCTTTCTTGTGATGCTCAAGAATGTTTTCAATCTCTTCCCATTTGAACAGACCTGACTCAACAAGAGATTCAATCTGATCAAAGTCTTCACCTAATCTCTTAGCAACTTTGTCGCTACCTTTAGATACAAGACGTGCAGTCTTACCAACTGCTTTCTTAAGACCTTTCTTTACGAGACTTCCGACTTTCTTCAATGCACCACCGACTGCCTTTCTAGTTTCACCTTTGCTGCCACCAGAAGAACTACCTCCAGAAGAACTACCACCACTGGTAGATCTAGAAGCAACACCAGTGCTAGATGGAGTTGGTTTTGTTACACCAGATGATTTCTTAGGACCATCATCATCCTTTCTTGCCATTGCTTTTGCTTTCTGCTTGTCCTTAGCAGCAGAAAATTCACCAGCAACTTTACCAGCAGCTTGAGCACCTTTCTTAGCTACTTTCTTAACACCTTTTTTAATTAAAGAACCTGCCTTCTTAGCAGCGGACTTAATTCTGTCCATGCGTGAAGGTTTTTTAGGTGCAGGTTTTTCTTTCTTGCTGCTACCGCCAGTGGCGATATGCTCAAAACCAGGTGCCTCTTCTAGATACTCAACCTCTTCTAGGTGCTCACAGATTTCAAGAAGATCATCTTCATCCTCTGAGAGTTCTACGATTGCTTCAATAAAGAAGTCAACTAATTGCTCATCAGATAACTGATCAATCTCTGGTAAGTTCTGCTCTAGTAATTCAAACTCTTCCTCAGAGAATGCGAACGCTTCTTTCTTCATGCTTGCCTTACGATAAGCAAGATAGTCTCTATCCTTCTTACCCATTCTGGCTTGACCCTGAGGTTTCTTAGAACCACCAGCAGGATTAGGACCAGTGTTCTTTGCTTTGTAGGAGTAGTTAGCACCACTACCTTTAGAGTCACCAGAGATCATCTTACCAGCATCAGATCTACTATCCTGATACTCTTTCTCAGACTGACCATGCTTACCCTTGTAGAGTTCTTCTACGTTCTCAACTTCTTCATTCTTAGGACGACAGTCGTTTACCAACTTACCACCCTTCATCTTCATACCAACTTTCTTATGTGTCTTCCAACACTCGTCAGTATTTTCTAATTCTTCCTTATTATATAATGCACTTGCTTCTTTATGCTTACCTGCATTAGTTAATGCTTTGACCTTTGCCATCTTAGCACGTTTTGCCAACTGCATAGCGGTTGGTTTCTTCTCATTATAATACTTACCCGTTCCTGCTGCTGCACTTGCTTTCTTAGGTTCTTCTTTCTTACCACCACCGTAGACTGCTTCGGTTGCTTCTTCGCCTTCGGGATGATATTCATCAGTGAACTTTACAGGCATAGAGACAGTGCCCTTGCCAGGTACATACTTGGTAGTGCGAGGATTCTTAGGATCGTCTGACTTAAAGTCCTTATGAATCTTCGCGTAATCCTTTTTTGACATCTCTACAGCCTCACTGCGAGTGTCTTTACCGTCTGGTTTCAGACCTTTCTTCTTTTGGATAGCATTATGTACAGCACCAGCATGTTCTTTGGCACCAGATTCCACCTTGCCATCACCGTCATAATCCTTTACGGCTTTCTTTTCATAGACCTGCCTATAGGCATCGGTCATATCAGGTAATTCTTTGAGATTCATTTGACAGCAACCTTGTTTCTTTTATTTATCTTTTTGATGAACTGGCCAGGTGTCATTTGCAAGACTTTCTTCGCCAACTCAGGAGTTCCGATTAAACCTGCAGGGGTAAAATCAAAACCATGGATGTCATTTCTTTCAACGAGATCCTTCAACCATCCTCTATAGACGGTATCATGCTCATCAATATATATGACATAATTTACACCACGCTTCACAATCTTTCCTACTACACCTGTATTCATATTCTCAATGAATACACCTTCGGCAAAGATTTTTTTGTCGTAGTATGCTTCCCTAAGAGAATTCTCATCTAACTTAGGTGCAATTTCATGCAGAATATATGATGCATCACCGAAGTCTTCAATAGATTCCATTTGCATAGAACCACGAACTTCGTTAAACAGTGCCTTAGCATCTGCATCTTTTAATTCTGCTGGAATACCTTGACGGAAAGTTGCGAAATCATTATCCGCTGCTGCCTTTCTCATTTTAGAGGCAGACATACCCTCAACTCCGTCTGAATCGGGGTCTCTATCACCAGCACTTTGTACTTTTATTTCTTCAAATTCGTAGAGTTTTCCGTTGTACTTATTTGCGAGGTTGTCAAACTCAGCAACACGGTCGCCGCCAACAACAATGTTAACACTGCTATACCCATCATTGTGTAGTGCCTTTAGTACATCAAAAATAGTTTTGAATTCCTCATTGTTGACAATAGCATGTGCATGGTCAGGATACATCTGACGCATGTAGTGTACTTTTGTCTCAGGATCAATAGGATTCTTCTTAGGATCTTGTGACCTACTAGGATAAATCTTATACTCTCCACCTTTAGATGAAGAAGCTACTCGCTCAATGAGTTTTTGATGTCCAATAGTAGGTGGATTGAATCTTCCAAAAGTAATAGACACTGGACCTTTAGTGCTCTCGCTTTGATCGCCTGCTTGTCCATCTTGCGCTTGTGGTTGTTCTGCTGGTTGTCCATTCCGTGCTGCAATTTGTTCAGGAGAAAGCTCTACAAGTTTACCGTTAACGGATCGGTGTGTAATGGTGCCATCAGGCTTACCATAGTAACCGTATCCAACGTGAGATAAACCTCTCTTTTTTGCTTCGTCCCCTGCGGTTGATTTTGCTGCTTCGGTAAGGAAGTCGCTAAACTTTTTCATTCGTCCAATTTTTATTTAAGTTAAAGTTTGCTTGACTGAATTCCAAACGATTAACCAATTTCACAGAATGCTTACCGTGAAGAACGAACCCTTCGTGAGAAGATGGTACGCCTCGTAGATAACATTCTACGTCCTCATCCGCTGAAGCAGCAGAGAGAAGGATATCTTTTAATTTCAGGATTATATTATAGAGTCTGAAAGTCATTACGTTGACTTCACACTTATATTTATCAGGCAAAGCATCGTAGACTACAGAAGCACGCGGAAGTACACCATTTCTGACAAACTTATTGACGTGTTGCTTGTATATAGCACCGTTTTTAGGGAACTTGCAGAGAGGAATCAATAGTTTTGCTGCTTGTGCCAGAACTTTTGCGCGTTTTGGTACAGTCAAACGTGCTTGATTGCGAAGAAACTTATATGTTTTGTTGGTTTGATGAGTACCAGTCAGTGTGACATACTCACACGGTGAAGCAACAGCATCAGGACTAATCTCAGTATACTTTGTATGAGGAGCAACAATAACATCCTCCTTAACAACAGAAGGAAACTTATACTGAAGAGTATTTGCTTTGTAAATATCACGACCACCGAAACCAATAAAGTCACCCTGATAGATACCATGCACACGAGGCAATGCGTAGAAACATGCGGTTAGAAGTTGTGCAACAGGACCTTGATGGTTACGAGCAATATCAGCAGGACTATAATTGATCTTTACTTTCTTTTTATTGAAGACAGACTTAGTACCAACAAACCACTTACCTTCGTTATGACCGAAGACGATAGCAGGAGCACCGTCCCACTTAGTAGAGACAGACTCAAACGTGATCAGAGAATCTAGAACCTCATAAGGATCTACCCCATTGAAAAGGTTGTCCTCTGGATGTTCAAGGTGCTTGTTGGGCAAGGTCTCTTCCGTATCTGATACCCATATTATAGCACATCCACAGGCAGATCGGCAGCTACCCTTAGTACAGTTTTCCAAATGGTCCAAAGCGTTTTCCCTTCTTCGCTGCGATGAAAACCATGTCCGTCATGAACTCATCCATTTTCTTTTTAGGCATAGTAACCACGGAATGAATGAACTTCATACCCATCAGTTTACTCTTAGCAGCATGTGGTTTACTTAAGAACACTGCAGAGATATTTCCTAGTGCTTTATCAGGATCAGTCTCACCTAGAATTACACCCTTACTTCTTAATTTGTTGAAGATTGTTTTATATTCATCAATTTCTTTATTAAATTCTGCCACCGTAGCAGGGTATTTCTTGTGATCATTTACAAAATCAACTTTCTTATCCTTCAATAACATTGCAACCATAGCAACAGGTGCCTTACCCATACGAGCAGATGATGCTCCCTTTTCAGTAGGTTCAAACTTTAGATTTGATTCTTTACTAGTATCATTACCTTGGATCTGGAAATTATATGATGCACCGTTACCTTCTACAATTACACGAACTGCTAATGATTGAAAGTCTACCTCATTTTTCATAGACAGATCACACTGAAACTCTTTAGTGTCGTAATTATATGTGTCAGTAAGACCCATATCCTCTACGTTATACTTCTGCCACTTAGCAGTGTTACCGCTGATCTTTTTCAAAGATACACCAACAACAGTTTCCTCTTTGAACATCTTACGCATGACTGCATTCAGTTCTAAGATAGTTTGAGAACCATTACCATCTACAGTCTCCTCAATAATTTTCATAACCTTACGTTCATTCTGTATCATCCAGATATCTGCAGGGTTCCAATTATCTTTCTGACTGATACCGAACTTTTCTTTAATTACATCACTGATGTATCCCATGAATCCACCTTCACGATTGAACTCATCAAACTTAGGACTAGAGTATTCGTTCAACATCCTCTTCTGTTGAGCAAAGTATCCTTTAATCCATTCATCAGTGATGCCAGGATATATTTGTTCTAACTCAGAATACTTTTTATCATTCATAATATCTTCCCACTTAGAATACTTGATATTATCTTTCAACGCTCTCCTAAGAATCCATGCTGATCCTAGTTCTTGCATCCTAGTGGTCTTTGCGTCTGCTGCTGTTGCTGATTTCTTTGCAGACAAAATAAATTTTAATTTATATCCTCCTACCTCTGTTACAAATCCTTTAGGTCCTGGTTTCTCTCCGAAGTTCAGGGCAATTGCTTGCATCTCATCCTGATTTACTTTGAAACCCCACTGTCTAGATTTACTTCCGCTCCACAATGCATCACCATATATACCTGTCTTACCCCTAGGTAAGTTTGCAAGCATAGCGGCGATTGCTGGTTTCAGATCCTTAGGTGCTTTCTTCTTGATCTGATCAAAACTGCTGAGATTGTAGGACGTTGCCATTAAAAAAGAGGGTTGCTCCCTCATTATTTATTAGGTTGTGTAGGGTGGGAGGAGAGATTACATTTTACTCTCAAGTTATGGGAATCGCTAGTGCGAAAATTAGTACATAACAACAATGGTTCCCTTGGTTCGGGTTCACTTCCTTTAGGGAAGGCGAGTACCACCTCTAACCATTTACATTACCCCGCCTAATTCCAACAGGGTTATTCAGTCACTCCCGTGTCAACCTCGTCAGGTCAACAAATATAATATAGCATTAAAAAAGGGGTCTGTCAACCCCTTTGAAAAACTAATGGATTTGACCAGTCATGTTTAACCTTGTCAAATAAAACTTCATTGATATAATTTTCTGCCCATTCAGGATCAAACCATTTACTTAAAACTGCTTTGGTCTTTTTGTTCTTTCTCTGCTGATTGCAATAGTGTGCCTGATCATCAATTCTTTTCATAGTATTGATCCATCGCATATCATACTGAGCATTCTCAACAATGCCTTTATAGAGTTTCATGGATTCTTTAACTAGATCCATGAACATTCTTTTCTCTTCGTCAGTTTTGATACGGATGAACTTACATCCTTCAGAGAAAACATCCTCTGACCATGGAGGTAAGACTCTATCTTCTTGGAACTGATACTTATATGATATGTCTCTGAATATATCAACATATCTTTCACTTCCGTATACTGGTGACATGTCAACAATTGCTGCAGTTACCATCTTAGGAGTCTCTACAATATCAGCACCGAAGATAGGAATAGGATAATCAGGATTAGGATACAATACACAATGCATTACATTGATAGAATCTGTATATCCAGTTTCTAAATGCATCTTTCTAAGTTTCTTAGTATGATGCATTTCATTTATAATGAATACATTCTCATTTTCCACAATAGGAAACTTATTTTCATAAGGTCTTACCTGAGGAAAACTTTCTATCTCTCTTCTTATGTGATTGGCAACCTCAGTCGCCAGTGATGAATCCATTTAATTCTAACCATTCACGGGTCATGGGTGTGGGTTCATAGATTTCCCACATATCACCAGCAGCGCATGCTTCTAATGCTGCCTGAGTCATCCACTCTGTTTTACCTGCCCAGAAT